CGTAAAAACCAGTTCCAATATATTTGAAAGCCGCGTCTGTTGTGACTTTGTAATAGTACCGTTGACATAACGCTAACTCGGCAGCCTTCGACCCACCCCCAGCAAGACGGAACGGTGTAGCAACACCCCCAGCCTCCAACTGCACACCCCACAAATCAATTACCGACCCGTCTACACTCTCTTGATAAATACGCAACTCCAACAAAGAACCAGAACCAACGGTTTTGCCGGAAACCGAATCTAATGTTCCTGTAAACGAAAACCTTTGCCACGAGCTTGTCATAGAAAAGGTATCTGAAAAAGAAACAGTTTTTGCGCTCCCGCCCGAACCAAAACTCTGAGCAAAACGAATGGAACCAGAATTAGAATTAACAGATTTGGCCCAAAAACTTAAAGTAACTGTTTGACCGGCAAGCGTATTAACATCTTCAATCTTATGTTCGATTCGCGGGGCGGTTGCTGAGCCAAGAGTGGTAATTTCACTCCTAATAAAGAATTGAGCGTTCCCGTAGCCGATCGCCTCAATACTTCCTGGCGTGAAAGTTTCCTGAGTGACGGAGTTAGTGGTAGGAGTTGCAGAACTAGAAACAAAAGAAAATCTATCGGCGCTATAGCCACTGCCGGTAAATGATGTTCCCCTCTGCCACACCCCAAAATCACCATTGATGATCGCGTTACCCGACAACGGCTGAGCATTCACCCACGAAGAACCGTTATACACACTCAACGACTTACCCGACTCAACATCAGTATTCCACCACAAGTTACCCGTCAACGGAGAACCAGGCTCAACATCATTCACATCAATAGAAGCAGACGACGACGCAGCGCGAATACCCACCCACTGCGACCCATCAACATCCTCATACCAGACATAGAAAGACCCATCCGTGGAATCCCACCACAAATCCCCATTACCAGGGTCAACTGGAGGCGTATCAGAAATTGTCGTAGAGGCACCCTCTGCCTGCAATTGAGCAATATCAGCCTGAGCGGTTTCAATTTCCCCCGCCGTCGTATTCCAAATCGCAGGAAAAGTGCGCGGATCGGCACCATCCGCAGGAGTCAAACCGCCGGAAAGTCTAGTAACCATATCTACATTCTACTTTACACTTTGGCGAAGACAGGACCGGACTGCCTCTCATAACGCTTGATTTCTTTGATGATCTGTTCCCCGATACGCTGACCATCGGAACCCATACCAGCGTTCACGTTGATGTTGTAAACCGCCTGCCCTCTACCAGCGCGGAAAGAACCGCCGCCGCCCGTGAAAGAAGAGGAACCGATCGAATCCATCTTTGCGACTGAACCCATCGTGATACCGCTATTTATACCGGAGATCGTGCCGGAAGACGCGTCCATCATACCGCCCATAGCCTTCTCCACGTCCCTTGTTGATTCGACGATCCCCCGAGCCATACCTTGACCGAGGTTCTCGCCGATCCCCGCGAATAGTTTGGAGGGGGACCGGATACCAAAGAAGTTTTTGATGTCGTTCACGACGTTGCCGAAGAAGCCGCTGATTTTGCCTCTCAACCAGCCAGCCATATTGCTCATACCTTGCCAAATACCCTTTATTAGTTCTTTACCGGCGTCGATTAGGGCTGGTACCGACGCGATGATCGCGCTGACGATCGCTGTGATGATTTCGGGGATAACCGCAACGATGCCCTCAATGATTTCCGGCAACGCTTCGACAAGGGCTAAGAATAACTGGATACCGGCTTCGATCAGCTGAGGTAAAGCAGCCAAAACCGTTTCCACCACGCTCGTGATAATCAGAGGTATCGCCCCGACTATACCCTTGATGATTTCCGGTAGCGCCTCGATCAAAGAAAGGAACAGGTCTAAACCGAGTTGGACGATGTGAGGCAACGAGCCGATAAGGAAGTCGGTTATGCCACTAATGATCTTAGGCAGTGCGTCTATCAAAGTGGGGATGGCTGACATTAGACCCTCGATCAGAGAGCTTAGGATCGTCACACCGGCGGCGAGGATATAAGGCAATGCCTCGATTAGCGCGTCTACGGCAGCCAACAATCCATCGACCAAAACAGGGATCAGCGTCGGTAGCGTGCTTTGGATTCCGAACGAGAGTTCATAAATAGCTTTCGCACCGGCTTCGATCAACATGGGCAACAAACTCATGATCGATTCCGCGAGCGTACCTATCACGTTAGGCAAGATTTTGATAAGTTGCGGTAAAGCGTTCACAATACCCTGCAACAAGGCTTCTATCAACTGAAAACCGGCGTCCAAGATAGTGGGTACTAGACCGACGATTACCTCGGTCAGCGACTCGATCACGGGAGCGCTTGCCTCAACCATGCTCGACAGGGCTACCGGTAGAGCGGCGGCGATGTTTTCGATGATCGGAACCACGTTCTTAACGACAGCCTCGAACGCCTCCACGACGTTACCGGAGAGGTCCACCACATCGGCGTTAGCGTCTCCCAAACCAGCGATCAGAGTGCTGGTCGATGCTTGTAACATCCCGATCGAGCCGGAGATTGTTTCTGTGGCTTCTTTCGCGAAGTTACCAGCGTACTGTTGTGTACTATCCAAGAACATCTGGATGGCGAGTTCAGATTTCTCCGCCGCGCTCGCGGTCGAGAAGGAGAAGTCAGTCATCCCCTGACCGGCGGCGTACGCTTCGATCGCCGTCGCGTTCATAGCGACACCAAGGTTGTCCATCATCGAGAAGTTACCCTTGGCGGCTCCCGCGACAGACTCCATCGCGACGCCCATGTCGATACCCATAACGGACGCCATATCAGCGGCACGCTGCATAGCCTGTTCGGTCATGCCTAGCGCTTTGACCTGTTCGATGCCCGATCCCTGGAACAGGGAACCCATCTTGTTAGCAGTGGCTAAATACTCCGAGGTCGATACGCCGAGGTTCTTAAAGGCTTGCGAAGCGGTATCTTGTAGGTCTAGAGCGTAATCACCGAAGACCGCCTCCGATCCACCGATGTTTTGTTCCAGTTCCGAGAACGCTCGAACGGACGCAGTTACAAGACCAGCAGCAGCCGCTCCCGCAGCAGCGCCAGCGATCGCGAAAGCCTTCCCAGCACCCGCTAAACTCCTGCCTAGACCGCCGATCGAAGACTGAGCATCCTTGATCCCTTTAGGATCGGACTTGAAGATAATCGGTAGGGTTATACCCTTAGCAGCCATTACTTGATACCAGCCTTCATAACCTCGCGAGCGTACTTATCCAACACGTTCTCAGCAATATCGACCATATCCCGACGACGCTTCATAAAGCCGCGCCAAACGAAACGACCGCCGCGTCCCTTCCACAGTTTCGCGTGCCCATCCAAACCCTCGATCATTCTCGGACCCCGACGATCCGGTAAACCGTCATCACGAGTCCGCTGATACTTCCTGCGGGTGCCAGCCAGGTCCGCGATCTTCAAAGCCGCTTTGTAAGCGCCACGACCGTAAACCTCGATACGCGCTAAAGAACGGGACTTGCCACCGCCAGGATTGACGTAAACAGAAGCATTTATGCCTCGAAGAGCAGTACGACCGCTATGCGACTCAAAACCACGAGGAACACCGGCGGCATTGATGTCATCGACGATGCCAGAGGCTAGAGGCTTCAGGTCCCGCTTTAGTTCAGCGATGAACTGTTTACGGACACCATCCTCCATACGGTCCATAGCCTTGGCGAAGCGAAACATTTGCTCGCGGTCGATTGTGAACTCGACTAGCGTTTCTTTTTTCGCCATAAAGACTCCTTGATAACATTCTACCGCTTGCCCTTGCTGTTCTGGTTCTTCGCCGTGAGGTATCTCACCATCGTCCACAACATACGCGGTTCCAGGTGCATCAGTTCACGAGGGCTGATACCAGTTTCGCAAGCGATCGCCGCCAACTGCCAGTGAGCGCTACTGTCGCCGAGTCCCTTTATTCTTTTGGGTCAGCACCGGTCACACTTGCTACCGATTCCGTCCACTTCTCGAACTCGTCTTTCGTAGCGCCGGACCTTTTTTGTGCGTGCCAAGCGAGATAGAACAAGTGCGTAAGACGCAAGTCCTTATCCAACCTGGCGACGCTCATATCGAACTTAGTCTCAAAAGCGATAAGGTCGGCGGCGATCGCTGTGACGGAAGTTTCCTTACCGTCTACGAACTGAATCTGTAGGTCTATCGGGTTCATGGTTACGACTCAGCCCTTACCACAGCACCGTTCACGGGCCAGGAAACCGAGAGGGTAGCCAGGTCGCCCACAGAGGAGGCGAACGGCTGATACTCGGTCACGAGCGCGTCGAAGGTGTAAGTAGGGTTGGTAGCGCCAGTTGCTTCGCTGGTTGGCTTGATGACGATCTCCACAGAAGTTCCGAGAAGAGGCCAGAGCGTAGCGTCCACCGAGGTCGCACCAAAGTCTTGGTGGAAGTCGAGGGAAACGGAACCGTCCTTCAACCCGGAAATACGGGTACGGAACGAGTTCCCGAAACTCGTGGTTTCCTGCTCTTCTGCTGAAACATCGAGAGTAACAGCAGCAAGGCTCGTGCTGAAGTCAGTCCCACCGATGGTGATTGTGTAATCAGTTGCGACAAACTTTGCCACAGTAATCTCCTAATCTGAATAAACGACAACGGCGAAGTCCGCCGCTAGGTAAGTTACCTCTCCCAATGATACAGTACCGATATTACTCATTTCGGTTACACGCACATCGAAAGCCGAACCACCGAGAGTCTTATCTGACTCGATAGCTTCCTTCACGCTATCTGCTCCCTTGGAGGTATAAGCGTCTAGGCGACGTTGCGCCCAACGCTCGGACGCCCGAGAAGCGATAACAGTAACGGTGAAGTTATATTCAACTAGACCGCCGCCGAACGCCTGGTCGTAGTTCACGCTGTTGATAGAAATAACCGCGACGGGAGGGTTAGGACTATCGGGGATGTCTACCGACGTGCGTAGACCGCTAATCGTTCCGATGTTCGTAGCCAAGCCGTTACGAAGATCGTAAATGCTCACGCGGCTCTGACCTTACGGAAGGGTGCTACGAGAGCCATCACGTCAGGATCGATACGAGTGATGTTGATCGCTCCGATGTCGCCGAAGCCAGCGACGCCGAGCGGAGAGTCGTAGCGCTTGAACTGACGCGCGGAGTAAAGAATAGTTGCTTGTTTGATCGCTGTTGGAACCGCAGCCCAACCCCAAGTGGCTGTCACCTTGACTGTTGCCTCTTGCGCGTTCACGTTTCTGATGTCAAACATGGGCCATAAGTAATCACCGATGGCGCGTAAACGGTTATACGGTTGCTCTAAGCCGCCGACGTAACCATTTAGCGGCTCGAACTGAACATCTGTGTCGAGGTCCCAGGTCGTGTCGAAAGTATTACCGTCGGAGCTCGTCTTCACCTCGGTGATGGAGATGGCATCGTCGATCTCCGTCAAGAAGGCGTCCTGCGGCATGAACAGCCGTGTGGCGCTCCCGGAGTTGTAGAACGATCGTTCCGTATATCCGTCGATTTCTCTAGAAGCGGCTTCGATAGCCGTCTCAAGCAACGCATCGTCGATAGTGTCGCTGATCCTCAGCGCACCCTTGACTTCTGCAAGACTCGCGTACCCGTTTGTTATAGCCATAAGACCTCCGCTTCTATTGTACCCATTATCGCCGCCGGATATATCCCGACAGGCAAACGAATACCCCCAGCCGACCTACCGAACTGGGGGTATCCGCGTTGGTTAGGCTATGCCTGAGCCAGGTACTTGATGTGGTTTGCACCGTTCGCAACACCAGCAGCAACACGGTATGTGAAGCGGTAGCCGGTGATGTCGTTAGCGAAGTACGCGTCCGTCGAAACCGAGGTCTCGAGTCCGGTTGTCGCGATCTTCACCGAAGGCCAGTGCCCGAAGAGCACGGACTTGTTACCGGTGGTGGGAGCGTCCACAGCAGGGTTCTCGAAGACCGGGAAGCCCAGGATCGTGCTGGGTCCACCAGCGACGACATCCAGAACGTACCGTCCGTCGGAGTCCTTCAGTTTGCGGATTTTGCCCATCGTGGTGCTGTTCACCATGTATCCGGTGCCAGGAAGGTTACGGACCATCCCGTCGGGAGCGAATGCCAACTCGATCAGTTCATCTGCGGTGACTTCGGTTGCGGAAGCGGCGGTCACACCGGCTCCTGCAACTGCCTCAACAGCAGCGTTCACGATCTCGTTCACGCGGGTACCGATAGCGACACCAGCGTTCTCGGCGATCGAACCCTCGATGTCGAAGCCAGCGTCCTGAATCAGCTCGTTAGCAAGTTTCACGATGAAACCTTGCTTGGCGGGCTGAAGGAGCAGAGAACTGTAAGTGTTCTCGGACTCGTCCATCGCTGCGCCAGCAGCGGTCTCGGTCGCGGTGCTGTAAGCGGTCATCACGGGGATACGCAGGTCCGAACCGGAGTCGCGCTGGAAGACCTCAGAGGTTTCGAGGTAGGGTCCAACGAGCTTCGCGAGCGCGTAAACGCGACCCAGGAAGTCTACGGGAACGGTGTTAGCGGAAGGAACGAGCGTCGCACGCTGTTCCATCGTGAAGGCGTGGTCACGGAGCTCTCCGTTAGCCATCGAACGGAAGACGTCGGCTGCGCCGCGCGACTCCTGTACGGGAACGTATCCACGAGCAGCCTCGGCTGCTTCTGCGGCACGGTCAGCGTTGCGCTTAGCGATTTCGATGGCTTCGTCAGCCTTACGAATGTCAGCCTCTACGCGGTCGATCTTTTCCAACTCGGAAGCGTCCAACCCACGACCCTCAGCCTCGGCGGAGTCAATGACTTCCCGAATCTGCATCGTGAGGTTTGCACGGACTTCTTCCTGAGTCTTTACGAACTCAGACAATGTTGTCTCCTCATGTTTTGATTATTTGGACCGGAGCGCGGTTCCGCAGACTCCCGAGATCGGCAGAGCACACTCACAATTCCGATGTAACCATTGTAACGGAAAGTGGCGGAAACTTCGTATTTTAGTAGGTTGATGGTGAGGGATACCGGTATACTTGATTTATGGAAAGGATAAATGAAATGCTAGAAGATATGATCAGCCGCTACGTCGGGGCAAGGCTACTGTCGTTCGCCGGAACCGTGCAAGACTCCAAGCGAGCCGAGTTCGAGATACTAGAGATCGAGGCTCAGGCTAACGATCTAGGTCTACTCCGCGAAGTCAAGCGCGGCGTGTTCGAGCAGATGTACGGTGTTTCCGTTGCCTAGCCGCAAGCGCGTCAAACGTCGCGCGGAGATCACGGGTTGTGAGTTCGCTGTCGATGGTCCGCTGGTGACGCTTTACCCGCCGGAGGGCTTCGCCTTTGAAGGGGAATACCGGATGCTAGAGCGAGAGGTAGACCCAGGTTGGGTAACCAAGTTGGATATCTACGAGGAACTGTTCGACGCGATGGACGACATACGCCCCATGAGCTAACGCGTTTCAGTTACCTCGGTAACACGAACCTCGCGTTGTGGCTTCTTCGCCTCGCGCTTATCCTCGTCCAAGTCGGCGATCGCCTTAGCCATAGTGGAAGCCAAGTCTTTGATGACACCAGAGGAGGGCTTGCCAGCAACCTTCAGGATCGCCTCTTCGATCTGCTTTTCCGTAGCCATTATGCTCCCATCAACAGTTCTAGTTTCTTCTTCTTCAAAGCCAGCATCGCCTTAGCCTTGTCCTCGTCGGCGGCTTGATCCACCTCCGGCTTCTCCGGCGCGATCGAGTCTAACACGTCCGTCAGCAGTCGAGTATCCTCGTCGGTCATCGTTTCGCCGTTCTCAAGTTTCAGCAAAGCGTCCGACAGGGCGTCCACATCCACATCGGCTCTTTCTGCGACCTTCGCCAAGCCGCGCACGGAGGTAGTACCACTCGTACCCTCGTAAGCCGGGAAAGCCACAAGGGATACCTCGTGCAACATAACCTCGCGAAGCACGCGCTCGTTACCAGCGGCGTTCCAATCATCGCCACCCTTCGGAACCGTGAAACCGAACGACATAGCATCTACGTCCCCGCGACGCAGAAGTTCAGCTGCGTCTCGACCTCTAGAGGTGTTGGGTAGCGTAGCCATAACCTTCAGACCACGCTCGTCCTCGATCAGTTTCATAGTCCCAGAGCGCGTAGAACCGAGCACCTCGCTCGTATCGTGGTTCCAGAGTAACTTGATGTCGTTACGGCTCTTAAGGGAACGCAGGAAGGCTCCCGGCGCGATACGCTCGACGAAACTACCCGATCGGGAGCCGCCGGGGAGAGGGCGAGAGTCAGACTCAAAGACAGCAGCGTATCCCTCGAAGCGCATCCCCTCCTCGGAATCGATGATCTCGTAATCGACAGGATTGACGCGCAGTTCTAGTTCTTTCAAAGCCTTACCTCTTGTCCGTCCTTCGTTTTCTTTTTCCATTCTAGCAATGACTCCATCCGCGTAGTCGTAAGCACGCTGCGCCGCCCTCTTCGACGGACCGCTACCCCATAACAGGTGAGCGACGACACCGTTGGAAGGGTAATTCTCGTTGTCAGGATCGGCGGCGGGAGCATCTAGGTCTACCATGTGCCTCGCGATCCAAGCGCGGAGGCGTACCCACTTGTCAGGCGTCACGTTCCCGCGAGCCATCGCCCGAGCCTCGTTGATAGTCCTCTGACGCAAACCATCGCCACCGAGTCCCTCCTCAACATAAGCCAGTCCTCTTCGGGCGGCTGCCCTCATATAAGCTGGAGGCTCCAAGTTCACCTGACGCATAGCCATACCGAGATAAGAACGGGTCAGGTCCTCGATCTTTGTCAGCGTAGATAGTTTATGCCCCACGATTGTCTCGGTAGCCATCCACTCAGCACCATCGTCCGTTTCCTCTTCTCGGAATATACGGATAAGCGCGGCAGGATCGTCCTCTTCGGCTGTGATCTCAAAGTCCGTGTCAGGGACACTCACCGTGCCATCGAGAATAATCTCTTCGATGCGTCCCCGAGCCATCCCGCCGGAAGAGTCCCACTCAACGAAGTCCCCGACAGAAACCTCGCCCGGTTCCGCGCGATCGCTAATACCTTCTTCGTCAGAACGTTCTAGCAGATTAGGGCTATATTCGCCGCCGGGTTCTAAGTCTTCCGAAAGTGAAGCAGCTACCATATGAGCGATCGCCTCGTCCTTTGTAGCGTGACAACCGCCCTCGATAAGTGATCCGTCACTCTTCACGACAGCCCAGTTCGGGCAATCAGGTGACTCGTCATAAATGTAATAAGGCATTAGTCGTTCTTCCGTATGTCTAAGACACCAACCTCTAACCCGTCCGGGTCGGACATGGCGTATAGCACATCGTTAGGTTGCAGCGTTATCTGGATAGTAGCGCCGGGATCGATGTGGATTGAGTCCGCGAGGGTCATATCAGCGGGACCGATATGTACGTAATGGTTAGAGCTCTTCGTCATGTTATGAAGTGTCACATCATGCGGTTGATTATCGCCGCCGACGATCAGCGTTGCTGTCGTATCGGAAAGCGTGACGGAAGTGGTGGTTACTGGCATTAGACGACCTCATCTTTGTAAACTGATTCGGGGTCGATCGGGTCGATCGCAGTGACCTGTTGCAAAGCGCTCGGAGGCAATCCGGTGTGAACGATCGGCGGCAAGCCCAGCATCTCTAGCACATCAGCCGGTTGGAAACCAGCCGCAACGAGTTTCTGAGCACCCTCGATTTTGCTCTTTAGGGCAGTCACGTTGGAATCGTCGATATTGACGTTAGCGAGTGGCACGCGTACCTTATCAGCGCTCTCAGTATCCATCGGGGACAAGTCTTCTAAGCGGCGGACATCGTTGATAGTCAAAAAGCCCGACTGAAGACCCGTAGCGTATGCCGAGGATCGTGACTGAATATCAGCGCGTAGCAGACCATCGAGGTTGAACTTTAGGAAAGCCTCTTCTCCGCCAGGTGAGCGAGCGAGCAGTTTAGACATAGCGCCTTCGATCTTCGTGATGATCGGTCGCAAACCGTGAGTGACCCAAGCGAGATTAGTCTGCTCGACGCTCGCGTAAGAGTTAGTTCCCGGGAGCGCCAGGAGGTGAGGAGGCACGTTGAACGCACGGGCGACATCTTCTACCGCCATATGACGCGCTTCTAGCGACTGAGAAGCAGCCGGGTCGATTTGAGTCGCCTTGAACGTCGCGCCGCCGGAAAGGACGCCGGTGCGATGACCACGACGCCAACCCTTGTGGCGAGAATCGAACCCGCTCGCCAAGTTGGAGGCTTGCTCGGCGGTCAAGTTACCAGGGAACTCGATAATACCGGACAAGTTCGTGCCCATACCAAAGAACGTAGCCGCGAAGCGCTCCAAAGCGAGAGCCAAACCGAAGTTTTCCTTCAAAGCCTTAGTTCTAGACTCGCCGCGTATCTGACCCGGACGAACGAGATCGGGAATAAAGATAACGTCCTCGTGGCTAAGGACTTTCTCTTCGCCTTCGAGGATAAACTGCAAGCGACCGAGAGCGTTACGTTTCACTTCAACATGCGTCGGGTTTAGAACCGTAAGATTGACGACCTCACCACGACGATTGCTGAACACTCTAATAAAAGCGTTGCCATCTAGTAGTAATGACACGATGAGGGAATTGTAGAACGCCTCTCGTGGGAGATCGACATCTGGACTACTAACCCAAAGCGGTTTGGGTCGGTAGGGAACTCTCGTTTCGCCATCGCGTACAAAACTATCTAGAGGGAGCGTCGAGATCGTGTCAGCGATGAGAGAAACAGCGGAATAAACAGCGTTTACTTGGAAGACCGTCTTCTCATCGACGTTCGTCGCCGATAAGGTTCCGAAGGCGATGTCGTCACCGGACTCGAAGACCGTCTGAAAGTCGATCGCCCTCTGCTCGAACAGTTTATTGAATACCACTTATTTTCCCATCGCAAAGCCGATTAGTATTAGCAAACCTCCACCGATAACGAAACCGAGCGGCAGTGCGAACAGCGCGGCTCCGGTTGTCACGGCAACAGCACCTAGTATCTGTAAGGTCGTGGACATTTTTCCTATCCAAAGAATTCAGGGACTACATCTTCTATTCTACCCACAGTTGCTCGGTCATATGCTAAGACCGCCGCGACCGCGCCGTCAATCTTCCTCATACTATTACGTTTCTCTTTCACGATACGAGGACCTAACGAGTCTACCTTCGTGACCGCGTTCTCTAAATGGCGTGAAAGAGTAGGATCGCCGTCGTGAACGATTTGCTTGGAAGTCACAGCGTCATAGAACTTCGCACAAGCAGGAACCATACGCCGCGCACTAGTCGATGGCCATTCCACAACGGGTAATCCCATATCTTCGAGGACCTGCATACTGCGTTGCCAACGGAAAGGGTCACAAGCGATCTCCCGGACATTCCTATGCTCTTTGCAGAACTCGATAATGGTATTCTCGACGTCCGATATATCCACCCGCCACTCATCGCTGTCGGTTTCCTGCTTTTCCCAAGCTTTCACTAGAAAGACACGGGAAGGTTCTTCCTCATTCTTCGGAACGGTCGCCCCGACGACCACAGAAGCGTCACCGGAGAACGATCCATCGAAGCCCAAGACGATCTCATCATCATGTTTCACGTGAAACTCTCCCTCGCAAGCGTCCCAAGCTCCGTTAGGTAGCCAAGCGATCTGGCTAGAAACCCACTGATTACAGCGTTTAGTACGGAACTCCGCCTCGGGAGTCCTTCGCACAGCCGATTTGAAGTCGTTTTCATCGTTTAGATCGGCGAAGCCAGGGTTAGCCGCCGCCCAAACCTCGGGAGCCTTATGATCGCCCTCCGCTTCCCACCATGCCATGAAGAAGGAGTCATCTTCCGTTTCCCCTTTAGCGATGGACTTACCGTAGTTGTATAGCGTGTAAGCGATAGAGTCCCGACCGGTGCTATCAGCCTTCGTCCCAGCAGTCGTGATCGCCATCAAAGAAGCCTTATTACCTCTAGCGCCCATCGCCAAAGACATAACATCGAACAGTTCCCGATTCGGTTGCGCGTGCAACTCGTCGAACATGACGAACGTAGGGTTTAGTCCCTCTTTTGAGTAAGCCTCCGCCGACAACACCCGATATACGGAGTTCTTTTCCGGTATGTGGATAGCGTTCCGGTAAACCTTAGCCATAGAAGACAAGTCTTCGCTCGCCTCGATCATCCTCACAGCATCACGGAACACGATCCTCGCCTGATCGGTCTCAGCCGCCACAGAATAGACCTCCCCGCCCTCCGGTCCCACGATTAGTGAATACAGCGCCAGGATGGAGCCGAGCGCACTCTTACCGTTCTTCCGAGGCATACCCACCAGGTTGATACGGTTCCGCAAGCCGCCGTCTTCATATGCGAACAGATGTTCGATAAGCGTTCTTTGCCAATCGCGCAGCTCTAACGCCTGACCCGCCCTCCCAGCGACGGAGTCCTTCGTGATCAGACCGTAGTTATCCGCGAAGTCATTGACGTACGCTCCGTAGGATCGTTGTAGGGCTTCACTCGGTAAAGGTGTCAGCCACTTCGGAGGCCACGATGTCGTGGTTGTTTGCTCGCTCAATGATCTCCTCCAGTTTGCTTCGCGCTTTGACCTGCGCCACGCCAAGTCTAGTTCTATCAGCCGGTGTTAGACCCAAAGAAGCCAAGTTCTCTTTGATAAGACCGGAAAGTCTATCCACGCGGCGTCCGATCGCCATATCATCGTTCTGCATAGTTTTGATACGCAAGTTCCAACGCTCATCAACCATCTCGCAAGTCATGAGCAACATTTCGGAGTCGGCATCGAAACTAATCCAGTTAGCGCCCATCAACCAAATGCGATCCCAGAGTTCCTTACCTGGCTTAAGCAACGGTCGCGGCGGTTCCGGTATGCCCTGAACGCGTGGCAACTCTTGGAGTTCATCGTCCTTCGGTAACGCCCTCTTACCTGGATTACCTAACAACCTCTTTTGCTCGATAGGCGTGGGAGGTCTGCCCTTCTGAGCCATCACACACTCGCTTCATCCATCGGTAGGTCTATCGCCTCTCGAATGATGTCGGCGATCGCTGTTGGTCCTATATTAGTAGTATCGACAGGTAAAGCAGGGATACCGTTGGTCACCGCCTTCTCGAACATGCGGAAGCTCGCTGTAGCCCTCCCTTTGATCCAGGTAGGGTTTTGGTCGGACCCGCGCTCCCGACGCCTCTGCGCGGCGTTCTCAGCCGTTAGTAGTACCACCAGGGTCTTGCACCGCATACCCAGCGTAAATAAGAACTTCTCGTTCGCGAGCCGCGCTCCCTCCCCCAATATAACGCTTGGGAGATCGTCCTCAGCCGCCCAAGCCACCGCGTCCGGGTTCACACTCATACCGAGCGCGTCCGTACCGGAGAAAGTGCCCCGAGTCCTACCAAGACGCACGCCCGATCCTGCGCCGCCTTCCAACGGTTCGCCCCACAACTGACCGCGCAACCGGATCGCCTCCCCCACTCGATAGTGCGAAGAGAGTGCGTTCATCACGGTCGTCTTTCCAACACCAGGTTCTCCTACGAGATAAACCGCGATACTAGAACTCTCCAAAGCGCACGCCCCCACTCTATGCAATCTTAAAAATTATTTTCGCGCCATAGGCATTCGCCTATTTTTTTACGATCTTCGTGTCGCCGTTGGAGCGTCCCGTCTTGACTTTCTCTTTTAGGGAATCGATGCTGTCGCCTACCATGCCTGCCTCGCGCTCCTTGCGCCGCTTGCGGGCTTCCCCGATCTCGACAGCGTAGGTGTGGCAGTCCTTCATTCCTCTCTTAGCGTAGAAGACGATCGAGTAGCGGTAGCCGTCCTTTTGGCGGACTGACATCGGTGTTACCCCGTGAACATACTTGTAGCCGTTGAACCATAGTGCCCAACCGTCTTTACACGCGATCGTCATACCGTATTCGGGCATGTGAAGGTTGCCGCCATCCATACCGCGACGTACGACGGGCATAGCTGACCAGGTATCGAAGTTAGCGCCGTCCCTGTGATATGGCAAAGGGCTTGACTGGTTGATAACGCCGGAGGTCCAAAGTGTTTCATCGGTCATACGCCATTCCGGTAGGACGACATCGATCTCTTTGAAGTCGTTTTCGAAGACTTCCGGCAACTCCTGACGCAGATACGATGCCAAAACATCCGAGGTTTCGTTTAGGGTCATCTGGGATTCGGGGTCTTCGTAAGTGAAAGACGTGGGAGTGCAGGCTTCCCGTTGGAGCACCGCCGAGCGGGTCGTCATACCGAACGTCCGGGAAACGTTGCGCGTGCCGGAGGATCGTAAAGTCGTGGAGTAGTGCGTCTTCAGCACAGCGGCGCGTAGAGGTGTTACCTTCTCCGGGTATGGCGCGTACATAAGAACTGCCTCACCGGTTTCCGCGTCGCGGTAGATACCAGCTTCTGTGATGTTAGGTACGATGTCGGGCACCGTTTCACCCACGACAGCATCGGCGTCCTTCTTATCCAAAACACGGGTTATTTCATACTCTGGTAGTTTCACAGCGCTTCCTCTACTAGTTTGCGAACGACATCGGCGTTGTTATCCATCTCGAACTTCTTACCGAGTTGGTCTAACATCTCTACCATTTTCGCATAATCAGTTTGGGGATAGTAGAGAAGTATCCCTCGCGTCGCGCGATTGACATAACGCTCCAAGAACTCGTCGTAGGTCTTTTCCTTCTCAACCTGCATACTCGGGTCCGAACGGTTACTGCGATCGCCGCCGCCGCCGTCCTCGGTCTTAGCCGCCACCGTGATTTGATGTTCATCTGCCAGAGCCCGGAAGTCTTCCAAAGCGATCTCGTCGAAACCAACGCTCTCAAGCCCGTCGGAGCCGATAATGTCGAACGCGCTCATAAGTTCATCGACGTTCCACTCACCGAGCTGCCCGATCCTGTTGTCCGCGACAGAGTATGCGGTAGCGGTCTGCTCATCGTCGTCTACCCATACGACAGCGATCTCTTCCCAACCTAGTTCCTGCGCCGCCTGGTACTGGTGGTTCCCGGCGATGATCTCCTTCGTCTTCTTATGCGCGACGATGGGCTTCCGCTGCCCGAAACGCTCATACGACTTCTTGATAGCCTCGATGTCGCCCATACGCGGGTTAGAAGCAGCGAGCTTCAGTTTCGATAACGATACGGCTAGGGGTTGCAGGTCTTTGACGATCATCTTGTCTCCAAAATACGGTAAGGGTCGTATTCCCGAGTCTATATGACGAAGTGTTCAAAAAAAGCTGATTTTCGCGGGAGTCTGCGCAAGTCTAGGCTGGGGGGTTCGCGGCTTCCCTTATATATCTCCGGATGGGGTCCCCCATGTATGTGGGTGGGGGAGGAGTGTCGGGTTATGTCGGGTTGGTTAGCGGGGGAGGGGTTTGTCGCCTCTGGCGGCGTTGCAGGATCGATGTGAGGGTAGGAGTGGGGAGGAGGGGTTTCCTGGTTCTAGGTGGTCTGCTTGCCAGGGGTCGTGGGGGTTAGGTCCGCCGCCGCATATGTGACAGGTGGTTGCTGTTTCTCTGATTCGTTTGGCTCGCTTGCGGTAGTCGGCGTTGTAATACTGTTGTTTTTTGGCTCGGCGTTCCGGCGTATCCCTTCTACGCTCTTTCTGTTGCGTTATAGCCTGCTGGTGTGTTTCGCAGCGGTTCGCCCGAGAGAGGGTTCCGCAGTCGAGGCAGGGCTTTAGGAACGCCATTAGAGTTTATAGACGGTCCCGGTGAATGGTTCGCCTTTATTTAGGTAGAAGACTGCTAAGCCGGGGATGCTATCTTCTCCGGATACCATACGGAACCAGTTGGAGCCGTTATCCATTGTGGGAGCCATGACTAAGAAGCGACTCGTTCCGTTGTGGTTTGATCCCATCTCGGTTATGCGTAGGTGGTGGAAGTGTCCGTGTACGAGCGTCGTAGCGGCTGCTACGGGTTGATGACCGAACGCTTGTTGTCGCCACCAGGTAGCCATTAGGTCCGGGCGTCTTGCTTGATGCCCGTGAGCGATACCCAGTATGTGATAGTTGTCATCGAATACATCGATCGCTAGTGTTTCGTCTTGCGGTTGCGGTTCCCGGAACGACACGTTCGTTATACCGACTTCCGAGGCTAAGCGTGCTAACTGTCTGCCGATGAAGACACCCCAGTCATCGGTTGGTTTGCCGATCGCTTTCCCGTTCATACGGAACTGACAATGATTACTACCAACGCTTGCGTAGGTAACCTTTGGTACGTGCTCCGCTAACGCTCGGATAGTTCTCCAAGCGAGCGTGGTAGCCACATCCACCTGCTCCATAATGCTCAGGTCGTTAGAGTAGTTCTGTTGTGGGGCGTTCGCGTTGTAGAAGTTCTCGACGGTATCCCCGACGTCGGCGAAGATAACTCTTTCCGGCTTGTCCTTCTTTATCATCTCGATCAAGTCGGCGGCGGTACGTTCGACTCTTTCGATAAGGGAAGCAGAGTTACCGCGATAATCCACTTTGCCGACCTGTAGGTCTGACCAACAGACCACGAGAGCGCGATCCGTAGGCTGCTTCGGCTGTCGCTTCTTGACGCCTCGCTCTGCCTCCCTCATCAGTATCGGAAGGTCGATGCCGTCCGATGTTTTTTTGCGGAAGGTGAATCGGTAAGAGGTCAGCCAAACCAGTTCACCATCTTTTTGCTGTTGCCAACGAGAAGTCCTAACGGGTGGTATCACTTCGATACCGTCAGGATCGATACCGGCGTCGATTAGGAAGTCATTGAAGTTTTGCGGTTCCTCCGAATATCCTCCCGTTACGGCTGTCCCCTCGCTACCGTCGAACTCTACGGCGGGTTTGACTGATACCGGTCTTGTTATCTTCTCGGCGGGTTCCAGATTTTCTAGCAAGAGCAGTGCCCCCGCCGGTGCCGGATGATCACGTTCGTCGAGACGATGACGTCCCGCTGCTTCAGCGCGTTCGCTAGTGCGTGAGAAGACCAAGTATCGTGGTCGTCGAGATACGCCTGTAACAGAGCCGCGTCTTTTTCTTCGAGTTGTTGAAGAATCTTATTGACCTTGCAACTGACGCGATTATCTTGGTTGGGTGTTAGACCTTCAAGCATCTTCTCTGCTCCGCGCCGCTTTCCAAGTAGACATCATAAGACCGGCGAACAAAATACCACCGAATACATAACCGAGTACCATCGTGATCGGCTCCGCCTGCATAGCCAGCAAAAAGTAGGTCGCCGACATGATAAGTATCAACAGGTTAGACACGATCCCCTTCATTAGAAAGGGACCTGTTCGTTCGCGACCGCCGTTGGCCATTGTTCGCGGAGCGCCGCTTCTCCCAACTGAGCCTGTTGCGGTTGTGCCGAGGGCGTGATCTGCGGGTTGTTCACGTGACCGCGCGCGTACCGGACCTGTCCCTCATCGCCCTGGAACTCTTCTAACTTGACGGATAGTAACCCCTCGATCGAAACAACGCTACCGACAGCGGGTTGCTTTCCCCAAACAGTCCACTTGTCTGTTTTTTGCTCGCCGTTCTTTAGTTGGTACTTCGTTTCTGCGATGAAACCCTTGTCAGAAAGGTGCCTCACGACCTCTGCGTTTTCGATAATAACCTTAGCCATCTTCTTGATCCTCCATTCTCGGGTACCAATCTAGTTCCCGTAGTAGTTTCATATCTTCCGTGTATTGCTCACATTTACCGCAGTAAAGACGCCCTTGCCGATCGGCAAAAGACTTAATCACCGGATAGTTACAGTTCCGGCAAGGACGAACTAGGTCTTCTTCCCTCAATTCATCCAACATGAAAGTAAGCAACATCGCCGCTTTAGTTCCGTCCATGCGATCTATCATTGACCCTCCTTCGATATACCCAAAGTCTATACCCTACGAGCTTTTCCGGTGTATTTTGCCATATTTTTTTTCTGCGCGTCGCCAGAGTCTTCCAACGACCGTCGAGCGATCGCTAACTGTTCCTCGGTGAACTTCGGCGGCTTCGTTTTCTTAGCTGGCTTCGGTTTGGGCTTGACTACCGGTTCCGCGCGGCGGGTATTCTGTTTGGGTTGCGGCTTAGAAAACTCCCGCTTATATCTATCGAGCGCGATCGCGATGTTCGCCGCTTCCTCAGCTCTAACCTTTTCCGTCCACAGTCGGTAGTTTTCTCCCGCCGCGTCCTGCTCACGCTTCAAGCGCAACTGATCCGGATTAGAGGGATGTTCCCGCCATAGAGCTTCTATGTCGATCCCGTATTCCTTTGCGTAGTTCACCACGTTTGATCCTCGAACTCTGACGTATAAGCCAAGAACACTAGATCGCGTATGACTTGAACTGCATATAACCCTGGCTCGTATTGATGACGTACCGCCAGAATGTCGAACGCGTTGCCGACCGTCAAGAGGTCTTCCGCGTTTTCTAAATGCATCATCACGAAGTTCATACCGTATTCGTCAAAGTGATGCGCCCTCACAAGATACTGTTTGGGTGTTTCGTGAGACTGCGGAACGAACGGTTCCCACCATTCCGTTTCTCTTATAGCGTCTTCGCATACTTTACACATCTGTTTCCCTTTCTTTCACATCGAAGTCCGATCCGTAGATACCGGCAGCAGAGTTATCGCTATAACCATCCAACCCGTGTTGGAGAGTCCAATATACGAAGTGACGAGCGTGACTCTCGTTACCTGCGTATACCGTGCCCGTGATAACGAACTCGTATGGTTTCATTTCAGGATGTTTCATTTCGTTCCCTCCTATTTTCATTTACAACCGAACTCTCCCGGACGACACTCATAATGCTCGCCGCGATCGTGTTCAGCCCTCACCCAAGCTCGCGCGTCAGGCAGCTCAGCAGGTCGCTGAGCGGGTTTTACCTCACGCTCGGGGTAAGCTTCGTCCGACCAGCCCTCGCGGTTCAGCCAGGTCGCTGGATACGGTATGAACTGTGTTGGAGGCAGGTTGGGATCGGATATCAACTTATCCAAGCCAGCCAGTATCTCAGCGAGGTTATCTTCAGCCGCCTTATCGAAAGATCGCCGAGCCGCCTTCTTACCAACCTTCCGCGGATACTTATCCCAAAACTGCTCGAACGCAGAGTCGATAACATCGCGCTCATGTTTCTTAACCTTGGTCTTCTTAAGGTTAGTCTTCTTAAGGGTTGGATTCACCGTCATCGGGTTATCCGGCAACGGTGCAACCGTCATCGGTTCAGACGTCTCCCAAATGATCTCAGCGAACTCACCGCCCTCCGTGCGATCCTGCCTCCGCGTCAAGTAACCGGCAACCTCCAACTCACGAACCGAGGCGCGTATAGCATCGCGACCGCAACCGTTATCGCGAGCCAACGACTGAATCGTGACAGACCAACCCTCCGTATGGCTGAGCAACTGCGCTAACAAGCCCTTAGAACGCAAACCCAGCCGCGTATCCCGCAACCACGAGTTTGGTATCTGAGTGAAATGCCCCTCAAAAGTGAAGCGGCGTCGAATAATCGGCATATAAACCCTCCCTGGTATAAGCCTAAGTGTTTTCTATAACATCCCAACCGAACTTATCGTTCAGAACCACCCATAACCCTAACGTCTGATAGAACACCGGTGTCTTGCCCGGATCGTCATACGAACGCAACTTCCAACCATATTCCCTCGCCATCGCCGCGATCGCCGCGTCTGACTCCATCGCGGTATTCATCGTCGAACATATGACGATTATGTTAGAAGGCACATCTCTCGCTTTGGAACCACCCATACCACGATTAGCGCGATGATGGGGAGCTATCGCATCGGTTTCCCCACAGTGAATACAGCCGCCGTCGCGAGTTATGTATTTACCGAACTGTTTACCGTTCATGAGCCCAAAGTATTACTTCTCGCAAACGAACGACAGTCCTAGCGTTGTCCTTATCCGTGTTGATCTTCCGCAAGTTCAGACCTACGACCGCGTGGTCATCCTCGAAAGCGTGCTTGTTCAGCGCGTCGAGAACCAACTTCGCCATATTGTCGATGTCTTTCCGATAACGCGTACCCAGGTAAAAGTCGATGTCAATGACCATCCAATACTCGAACGGACGCTCACCCGAAGCGATCCACGCATCCAACACGCGCCGCTCTTGCTCCAAAGTCACCTTCGGCGTGAAAGTACCCCGCTGCGTCACCCGAGGACGCTGCTTGGAGCGAGGCTCCCCCGGAACCGTGAAACCAACAACACGCTCCGGGGAAGCACCGATCACCTGATTGTTCAAGCGTTACTCCACTCCATACGCATAATCGCGCTGATGGAACGACCGATCTCCAAGCGATCGCGTAGAGCTCTCAATTTAGAAACGATTGCTCTCTGCTCTTGCTCAGCACACTCCAACACGAAGTTCGCGTCGTCAGTCTTTAGCCGCGCGGTATATTTGCGTATCTCCATCGGTACGCCCTCCGTATCTAGGAATATCTGTGCATAGGAGCGTTCGTAGTTACGACGCGCAACGATGACCTTATGATCGACCTGCGCTAAAGCTTCGGTTGCTTCATCGATCTCCTTACCGATACTCGATAGGGTCGCGACCACCTCCGCTGGCGTTAGGTTGCTATTTACCATAGAACGCGGTACCCATAGCGTAATACTCTCGAATCACACGCCCGAGGGGATCGGTCGAGTCCCGCCGGTCGTAACGCTTGTGAGGGTCTATAGCGTCGGTGGTTGGACCGATCTTCACATTTTCCTCATAAGCTCGATCCAGCAACACCCTCGATACGAGCACTTGATTGTCGTAGTCAGTTTCTTCACTCATTTTCCAAGACCTTCCTTTTCTTGGTGAAAGAGGCTTTGACCTTCTCGGAGAAACCAGCATCTAGAGCCTCTGCCCAAAGAGCCTTCACCTCGTCCATACTCACGGACGCGTCAAGTCTAGTCAAAAACTCCTCTGGGACCGGCTTTTCCGTAGTACGCGGCTGAGGACCACGCGCTGCTTTCTCCATCTCGGTCCTACTAGGGCGCTTCTTAGAGGCGTAGTTAGCGTTCGCGAGCGCTCTACCGATCGCCGAAGTTTCAGCGTTCTCAAGCGCCGCTGTCTTGTTAGCACCGGCAGTACCCTCTATCTCGAAAGCAAGACCGGTGGCTTTAGGACAGTTGGCGTGCTGCTCCTCATGATCGGTGAATATCTGAGCGCGAACGACGAAGTAACCTTTGGCTCTATCCGCCGCTTCCGTCAGCTCGTAAGAAACGATCCGACCATCTGGATAATCCTCATAGAAAGCACGAATGCGATCTTCGACGAGGTCATATTCTTCTAGGTTGAACTGTGGCATTACTACCCCTCCTTTATAGTTGTTAGAAGTCTATCCGCTACCTCAGACAACTTCTTTATTTCTTGATCATCGCGCTCTACGATGACCGCTTTCGGCTCGAACCATCCAGAAACGAACCGACCCTCCCGTTCCTCGCGCAGTAACCAAGCGAACACGCATAACTCCGCCCCGGTGACGAACATCTGCCATTGAACTTGTCGCTTATAGTTCGCGGGAACCTTGCTCCACACGCCCCAATCCTTACCGGTCGTTTTCACCTCCGAGATGATCTCGTGATCTAGGCTAATGCCATCCGGCGTCGCTACGAACTCGTCCCGATCCTTATGGGCGATAAGCCACTCGTTAGGCATAACGTCGTACCTATCTTTGACCCATAACGATACGAAACCTTCCATACGCCGCCCGAACTCCATATAAGAGTTATCCAGCACCGGAGGAGCCTCCCCGCGCAACTTGATCAAAGCCTCATCGAAACCCGCCGGGGTAGCCGCCTTAGCGATCAAAGTCGCCGTGATCTTGCCCTCACGCGCCGCCAACCATGACTCCTGATCGATCGCCTTATTCGCGATAAAGCTCTCAGCACCAAGCATCGACAGCCTCCTTCAACCATTCAGCCAAAACATTCACATCATCAAAGTGAACCTCCTCGGCAACCGATAAGAGATGTTTTCGCTTAGCCAATATCGAAGCACGATAGCGCCGCGCATCGCAGACGCAAGAATCGTCCTCACAAGTTCGGTCAATGCTGATTTCTATCGAATAATTGACGTCAGACATCAGCGGCCTCCAAACAGACGCTCGCGAAGACCTCGGCTAGTGACTTCCCAGACGATCGCTTTCCGACCGCTAGGCGTAGTAGTACGCTTACCAGAGTCGCGGACCATCTTGCGTTCCACGAGCTCAGCGCGGCGGGAACGGATACCGGACTCCGAGGCGTAAGGAGCCTTCTTATACTTACGATAAGCCTCAATCAGTTCGTGATCCGCCCTTTCCCGCTGCAAAGAACGCAGAATGAACAACTGTGTTTCAGTCACGTTCCGGACGCTCTCGGCGGCTAGGTCGCTGGTGACGGGGTCAGTATTTCTTGCTTTAGGCATCATGCCCTCCTTTATCCTGCAAACACGATCGTAACGAAGACCACCGACATGAAGATCGCCGAACGCGTTGTGGACGCGCCCAACCAGTCGCCGAAAGTCAATAAGTAGTGAATAACCATCGTCATGATGTCACCGCCAACAAGGTCACGATCGCACCGAGCGCGAAACTTAGCATCACGACAGCGAACATAATCACCATATCGAACCTGATGACGCTCGATCGAGCCGGGCGACGATAGGTTTCCCGCCGCCTAGCAGTCTTCTGACGACGCGTAACATACCGATCCGGTTCTTCAACCTGGCGGCTTATTTCTAGTTGATTGTAGTATCCCATTTTGCCCTCCTACGGTTTGGGTATAACCCAACCCTAAGTGATTTTCATAGAAATGTTTGGGTTTCCGTATACTTTTTTCTAGAATACCGGTAGCCTTATTCTTAACGAACCCTAGAAGGAGGGAACTATGTCCGAAATACAACTAACCTACAGGCGAATGACTGCTATGCCGGTCTGCGTTGAGTGCCGCCGCTGGTTCGACATCACCGATGAAGAACAAGCTAACGAGTGGTACTACGGTCACGATTGCGAGGCGATCTAATGCCCACGCAATATCAACTGTTGGATAACCCGCCAGCATACGCCGAGGCGGTCGCTAAGCTCTGGTCCTGGTCAGAGAACTACGAGTTCCCCTCACCCAGCAGCGTCTTCCTAGACCTAACTGGTTACACCCAAGAACATATGGGGGAGCCGCTTTGCTCTATGGCTCAAGTCCCACAGATTTTGGGCTATATGGAGATGGATATGTTGGCTAACGCCCTTCGGGAATACGCCGATCGTCCGCAAGACGTTATGAACTACGTCGAGTCACTACTGTTCGCTTAGGAAGGGAATAGAGCTCGTGAAAATATATCAACCAGCGCCTTACGTCGAGACCGAGGACGGTTACGACTGGTGTGAGAGTTGCGGATACTTGGAGAAAGTAGCCGCGACGATCAGCCCGGACGGTATAGAGCCGTTAGGAGCGATATGCGCCGAATGTGATAAAGAGTTAGGAGGTAACTGATGGAAACGACATTGAAGAGATTAGCCGAGGAGCGGAACACCGTACTTCGCGAACTCAATAAGAACACGATCGCGATGAGGCACGCCGCCGCCGAAGCAAAACGATTTGGTTGGAAAGCGCCGACGATCGCCAAACACTTAGGCGTTACTAAACGGACCGTCTATCTTTGGAACAAATAATCGCATAAAGAAACCCCACCCAGGCTAGAGAAAGGAGGGAAGCCTGAGTGGGGTAATTCTTTATTGGCAACTATCGCAGTTTAGTGTATCCATCGGGTCGATCGGGCAAATGAAACCTTCGATCTCCTCCATTAGGTCGATGTCAGCCATCACTCGCGCCCTTTATCGTACTGCAACACGGAGGTCAGCAATGACATAATACCGGCGAGCGCAGCAACGGAAGCGACGTTCAGCCAGTCTACATCCATAAGACCGGTAGCGCCCACACCGATCGTCGCGATCGCTACCTGAGCGACCGTCTTCAACGCTCTCTCCGCCGCGTAATTCCAATAAGCCAACAATTTATCCATCAGGGTTGCTCCTCTTCTGTAAGTGATCATCAGCGACGGCACCGCCAATATAAGACCCGAGCACCAGCGTAATCAAAGCGACACCACCGGTGATAAGTTCCGAAGCACCCATTCTATCGCCCCAAACAGCCAAAGAACCGAAAGCGATCATAACCGCACCGATACCCCAAGAAGCGGCGATATACCTTCTACGAATCTTCCAGTTAGCTTGCGACCTCATCGTGTCAGCACCGCCACCAAAGGGGAAACTACGGCGGCGAGGAAACCGAAACCGCCGATCGCCTGCCACATGCGCATCTCAAGTTTCCTAATGCGTGCCTCGTGATCCTCAATTTTGTCTTCCGAGTCGGGTAGGGCGTTAGCGATCTTTTCAAGCAAGCGACCTTGCCGTTGCACCTCAGCGTAAATATCGCGCATAGAAACCCTCACGGCTCCAGTTTCTTCTTCAGCCATAGCGCAGCGCCCTCCGAATGTCAAAGAAACGACGCAGGCGAGCACTCATCGGCTTCACGACGCGCGGCGGGACAAGCTTCTCAACTGTCACCGGCTCGTCAATCAAAATCCCAGGCTCAGCCTCGAAGTAAGGTATCGGGTCTACAGTCTGCCCCCAAGTCCTTGTGGGATGGCGAACCTCGAAATGGAGGTGTGGCCCAGTAGAAGCACCCGTGTTACCCGACCGAGCAACCCGCTCCCCGCGCTCCACCCGCGTGCCCTTGTTCAGGTGTGACGCTTCCCGCAAATGGTAGTAGACCGTGAAGAGCTCGTCGTCGTGGCCGAGAATGAGGGTGTATCCGCCAGAAGCGCCAGAACCCTTATGCACCACAACCCCATCAGCGGGTGCGGTCAAAGGTGTCCCCGTAGGCATGGCAACATCGATGCCGTGATGGAACTTCCGTTTCCCTGTAATCGGGTGAACCCGCCACCCGTAAGGGCTACGAGCGTTCACAGTGTACCCTTCAGGCCAGGGCTCAGAAAGGCGCACCGATCTAAGCTTCCAGGCCGAACGCAGCCTGCACTTCATCCACAGTCAAACCCAAAGCCTGCAACTTCAAAACCGCGGAAGCCCTAGCCTCATCACGCACCTGCTTCTCAGCCAACTCCTCAGCCTCAACCTCAGAAATCAAACCCTCAAGCTTTTTCCGTGAAGGCTTAGGACTATCGGACAACCACTCCAAACCTTCATAATCGTCACCACGGAGAACCCACTCATCGTGCAAGTACCGCGTCGAAAGAACTTTGCGAATAGTCATTACGCCCCGATTTCCATAAGAGTAATTGTTGACAGGGAACCACTGTTGAACTCTGCCGTACCCGAACCATTTGTTGCAGCGAACTGAACCTTATACACCACAGCAGAAGTCGTGGCTGGTGAATACAACTGTGTATGGGAAACAGAACCCACACGGTTCCTGTCCGAATTGTCAGTGAAAGCTACGTTTCCCGCAAATTGAGAAATAAACTCAGAACCATCCTGTAACAACTTGAACGCAATCCCATCATTCCCACCCGACTTGCCTGCGTTACCCATCGCCACAATGACCAAAACCTTACTGTCAGCGGCTGTCGGCGCGATCGTTGCCGTCAATCCCGTATCCTGAAACGTGGTCGAAGTGGTCGTCGCAGTACCAATGTCATAAGCCCAAACAACCTGCTTCACTTTGCCCTGCTCGCCACCAACCTCAACCCAGGAAGAACCATTCCAAAACTCAATCGTGTCCGCATCCTCACGGTACGTTGTCATCCCCTCAGAAGGTGAAGAAATTGCTGCACTACGGGCAGAACTATCATCAAACACCATGATGCTCTGGTCAACAGCGTAACCCTGCAAATCCGCGGCGGTAAGAATCTCACCCGAAGCGAAAACTTTTCTACCTAGACCAGCCACAAAGAACTCCTCATATTAGTAGCCGAGAACACCGGCATCATCATCAAGTTTACCAAAGAAAGCATCATCTAAAACGAAGAAACTCAAGCCGAGCGCCTCAAAACTGATCGTCACACTATGCGATTCAATACCGACCTGGTGGGCCAACCCAATAATTTTGTTCCGCAACGATATGGGTGAACCAACCTGGTTTGGTGTGAACGTGACATCAGCTTGTTGTCCAAGCTCCAAAGACAACACATCCGCTCGTTGCTGTGTCGTCAGATCCCTCAAGTTCACGGTAATGTTCTCCACCCGATATTCTGGTTCTTTGTATTTTTGCAGGATGTAGTCAGCCAAAGACTGAAGCGACCCACTCGCCAAGAACGTGTCTGTCGAACTTGCGGTCACACCATACTTCAGTTGGGAAACCAGATCGCTTGCCACAGCGGTGCCCTCACTTGAGGTGATAGTGACCTGGTTGGTGAGAAGTTCCGTACCGTACACGATAGAAATGTTGTCGTAAGAGATACCGGAACCGTCATCAGTGAACTGGAGGGCATCCCCCACGGGTTGCAACAGTCTTTCACGGAAAGAAACATCCCCTTGTTTGCTAATGAACAGCAGCCCAGCTTCGGAAGCTTCCACCTCTTGAAAGTAAGCCAACACATTCCCGCCACCCGTACCAGCGGCAAGGACAGCGTTCCCAGTATCAAGGTCACGCTTATCTTCAGGCCAGGGGATCGTCAGCCGGCTCAAAATAAGGTTAATTCTGAAACCGGAAAACTGTTCAAACACAGCGGCTTCGTCAACGGTTTCCCTGGCGAAGAAAGAGAACGCATCTGAAGCGGCAATGCTGGCAACAGATTCCCCACCTAACCCGTAATCGAAGTTCCAGTCGTCAATCGTGCCGGTGAATGCGGGGATCCCGTCAACGAAAATGCGGGTTTGTTTCCTCGGCAATGTGTAACGGATTAGGTCGGAGGTTTCGTTGAGGGGGTCGAACCGTCTGTCCTCGTTGCGGAACGCCACGTTGAGGCTTCCCGCGTTGGTGCGTTGAAGGTCGCGTGAACGTCCTCTGTTGGTGGATACTTGTGTGGTGTCGGAGGTGACGTCAATGTATTCGATTTCGCCGGTGAGTTCTCCGACCCCGAGGACACCTAGTTCGGGGTCGCCTAGGGTGAACCCGTTGAGGAACCCTAGTTCGATGCGGGTTGAAACGTCATAGTTTCCGAGCCAGGTGTCGTCGAGGGTTGCCCAAGTGTCGTTGAGGTTTTCCCAGGTGAACGCTGGCGGTGTTTCGGTGAATGGCATTACGGTTGTTCTAGTTGTGTTGGTTCGTTACCCTCAGCAACCCATTCATCGGAGTCATAAACAGGGCGGTT